TCATAGTTGTACGGACTGTTCTTATAATTATAAGGACTGTTATCGTACGAAGTCTGAGCACCACAAAGTGTAGCTACAAACATTAAACTACTTACCATTACATTTTTCATCTGCTTCTCCCTGAGTTTTTAAGACTACTTTACGTAATTCTCTAATTGCTTCTTGAATCAATGCATTTTCTTTAGCAGTATATGGATTGCCATAGCGTTGATCTAGTGCTTCAATTAAGTCTTCTAATTTCATTTCTGCTCCTTTAAAAGTTGTTCAAGTACTGCTAACTTCTCATCATCAGTCATGATGTACCATGTACTGATTTGCTCTTTAGTTCTACCACAATCGTTACATTTCATAATGGTAATGTCATAAGTACATTTACCGATACAAGGTGATTTTACGAATGCTTGGTTTCGTTCATTCTCTGCAAGTGCTTCATAAACTTCTTGGTCATATTTCATATCTGTTTTCCATTTCCATAAGTTATTCCAATTAGGTAAGTGCAGTGGCGGACACTTCCAAACCATTACGTATTTCTCCAGTACCTATCTTTAGGGTTAGCCAACATAGACTTCAGTAGCTCATCTACTGAGCTAAACCACTGAGTTACTCTCATACCTTTTTCGGTAATAATATCAAAACTCATTTGTGCCACCATTGTCCATTAGTCAATCTCTCACAATGTTTTTGTACATCAGGAGGATTTTCTTTTTTATCACTACAGACATATACCGGACCGATTTGTAGGTACATTGTCATAGCGGTATTAGCTAAATTAAAGATACCGATAGCTACCAAGCAAGCAAAAGTTACTTTAAAGAATGTCATAGCACGTCCTTAATCTCTAACATACGACCAGTATCACGATTGTATAACAATGAAGCACAATGTGGGCTAGTGAGTCCAGCAAAGCGATTTTTAAGGATACTCACACGTGTTGTGTTACGCTCCGTCGGATCTTCTGCTTGTGCATTACGAACCAGTCCGATAACGATGTCAGATAGTTGAGCAATTGATCCTGAGCCACGAAGTTGTGATAATGACGTTGCAGCTCCTTCTTCGTGTCCTTTTGATTCTGGACGCTTCAGGTGAGATACTGCGATCAAGCATATACCAGTCTCTTGCACCAGCATACGAAGCTTAGTCATCAGCTCATCAATCGACTTACGCTCATCACCATTTGACTGAGCACTGACAACCATACTAATGTGATCAAGAAATACATACTTGCAGTCCGATGCCTTAGCGAAGTAACGAATGCGATTAATGACGTTATCAATGTCAGTACTACCAAAGTTATCCCAAAAGAATAAGCGATCAGTAGCCAAAGTGTTGTCGAATGCATCTTTCAATTCCTCATGAGAGACCTGCGTACTAGGTAAGTGTAGTGGCTTATTAGCGTACAAGGACATAATAGATTTAGCAGTCTTACTGACTGACTCCTCCATAAACATACATCCTATACGTCCGTCTGTTGTCTTAAGCAAGTGCCAAAGAATTTCTCTAAGGAATTGTGACTTACCAAGACCTGATCCAGCAGTGACTGTGATGAGTTCAGCAGGTCTAATTCCATAAGTGAGTTCGTTAACACCTTCCCATGGGTACAAGGCAAGGCTCTGCTCGACTGGCTTCGTGACTTCGTCCCATAGTGATGATCCGGCAATGATCCCGTCTGGAGTCCATTGTTCGGCATTCCACCATAAGTTAACATACTCTGCACTCTTACCACCTTTGAGATAGTCGCAAGCATCTTTGTATCCTGTTAAGTGTTTAATGATTTTACATTTAGAGCCAAACAATTCAGCCACTTCGTTTACTGCTTTTGTACCAGCTTCATCACTGTCAAAGGACAAGTAGATTGTCTCGAAGCTATCAAGCCATTCATACTGTGCTTTACAATCCTTTAGAGCAGCACTAGCACCGTTTTTAACAGAGACGTGGGGATACTTACTACCTGCCATCTGAAACCCTGCCAGAGCGTCTAATTCGCCTTCGTGGATAGTGACATTACGTCCTCCCTTAGCAAACTTGTTTTGTCCGAATAAGGTAGTGGCTTTCCAGTCACCTTGAATAGAAAATTGCTTATCTGCTACATTGCGAACTTTAAGACCAGCGATAGCGTTATCACTATCAAAGTAAGGATAATAATGCTTTGTGTCATCTTGACGTACTCCATAGGCTAACGCAGTATTGTGAGTAATGCCACGATCACTGATAGAACTGCTAGTAAGATTGTCATAATTGGTAAAATTCCGCATAGGTTTAATTGCCTGTTTAGTTACTTCTCCATCACCGGTGACGTAGGTTTGACATACGTGACAGTACTCGTGATTGTCATCATAGAGTGAATTACCGTCACTTGAGCCACACTTGGTGCAAGGAATGTGTTTAATAAATTGACTAGTCATTCAATAGACCCATCATAAGTACGTAATTCAGGGTTTAAATAAGTCTTACGAGCTTGTTCTAATCGTTCCTGCCTGCGTTCTTCGACACGATCATAAATATCAATAAAAACTTGATCTATACCATACATAGCAATAGCCTTGTCGATGTCATCTAGGACAAAGTGATACCAAGCATTTTGTGACGTAAAGCGGTCTTCGTTCATAGTGTGTTCTCCGTTTTTAGTGAAGCCCTACTATACTTTAAAGTTAAGACATATATAGTAATTATATATAAGTAATACATCCTTAGTGTCTTTACTTCTTAGTATTATAGTGCAAAATTTCAGTCTGTTAAAGGATTGTCGTTCCACATAGTGAAATAGTCATCTTTTTCCACATCGTGAAATTCTTCCTCTTCATCCTCGTGTCTTAAGTCCGTTCTCTCAATCGATAAGACTTCACTAGAAATTGACCCATAACACTTATTACACATATCCAAGAATTGCCCAGTTTGTACGCTCTTGCGTGTCGCTTCATAGTCGGACAACGCTTTATTGCAACAATAGCATCTCATTTTAAATCCTTTTTAAAGCCCTTTTAAAGGGTGCTGGATTGATTAAAACTACATAGGTGATACCTACCCCTTAACTACTTGTTGAAATGCTCTCTAAAGTCCATTAAATCGTTTGCATCATCTTGGTGCATAGCGTTCATTTCTGCCTTAGTGAATACACATTTATAAACTCTTTTCCATTCTAGCAGAAAATCAGCATATCGACGGGCTTCGGAATAATCCTCAAACGGAAAACCGTTGACGTAGTAGTTACTATCATATTTCATAATGTGAAATCCTTATAGATTAGCAAAATAAGACTCTTCGCCTAGTGTACGTGCGATGTCTTCCCAGTACTCTTTTACTTGTGCTTTTTGCTCTTCCGTTGCGTCTTCCCAGTTTTCCAGCTCCTCCGGTAATCTTAACTGACTAACGGCTTCGCAGAAATTATCCTGCTCCATAGGGTCAAGATCTCCGCCCTTTCGCATCTCAAACTTTACATAGTCCTCTATATAGTCCTCCATATCTTCGTAATCGTCGTCTTCCGGCTCATAATATCTATCATGCATTGATGTACCCATGTTATAAGATCTCCTCTAATGAATTGTAACCTAGTAAGTATAAATTATTTCTAAGTTTATTGATAGCTCTCTTTTCTATCTCCCATACCGCTTGATGACTGATACCTAGCATAGTTCCGATTTGCTCATAAGTATATATGTCAGTTCTCCGGCATGCTTTACAAGTATACCAAGGATCACATTTACAGGCTTTAGGCTTCATACGATTGTCTCCCATTTTCTTATACGTTGCGATAGTATCACGTAATCGCTCCAATTTGTCTCGCAACCGTTGCGACGATAGGCAATAATGCTCTCGCAATCATCGTCTATAGTAAAGTTAATCTCCCATTTTCTTAGGGCAAAAAACCAATCTTTTTCCTCCTTGATCTCATCATCAAAATGATTCCATAGGATATCGACACATCGTTTTAAGTGTTTATAAGTGCTCATAATTTCACCTGTTTAGTGTTATCAATGCTCCAATCGTCACAATCCATCATCATATAATCAGCGTCTCCGGACAATGCTATCTCTTCGGCTTCGGCTTGACTATCTGCTTCAATAAAGCATTCAAACCATTGTAAATAAGATCCTTGTACATGATATTTTTTCTTAGTCATTTGTAATTCTCCATTGTCCAGTTTTATTACCGTTAGTGTCATATATAGCACTATCCTTGATCCCATGCCCTATACGCTCAATTACATACTGTAGGTTTTCTCCAAGCTCCCAGCCTAAAGTATCCCCATAAGCTTCATTATCTAAGTTGATTTCAATCATAAGCTTCATAATTTATCCTATCTTGATATATTGAAAATGATCCGCAATAAATTGCTGAGATTGTTTTATACCGCTATAGATTGTGTTTAACTCCTCCGCTATATCGTCCCCTTGAATGGATCCGATAGATCCGAAGCCGATATACTTTTTATCCGGTGAGATCCATTTGAGATCTATATAGGATCCTTTGAACTCAATCGATAAATGAGTCATTCCCATTTGTAAGCATTCCCCTATAGTACGCATGATATAGGTTTTATTACCCTTCGCAATTCTTACCGGTGTAATTAATTCGCTCATGTTATGCCCCTTTGATATCTAGAATTTGATCCTTCGCAATGGCTCGATATCCTTCGCTTTTTAGATCGTATACGGTTATATACTTATCAGGGTTTAACGTGCTCACTCCGCCTTTCAAGTGTTTAGTAACCCCTAATCGGCAATTCATTACCCTGATAGATCCGTCCTTTTTAGTGAATGTTACGGTTACAATTTTCCCGTTAGTGTTTAATAATTTGATTGCTAGATTGTTTTCCATGGTAGATCCTTTTTAAGTGTTATATAGGTTTAATGCTTTATTGCGAAGCTTATCGCAAATCCTTTTATAAATATCCGCCTTACTTTTATAGTATAGGTAATCTCTATCCCCTTCCCTAAAATTTAGCCATTTATTGGCGGACTCATTAGCTAGTATTGCGTCCGCTAAACTATAGCCACAATCCACTATAGAATAATTGGCTTTAAACCCTTGCAAATTATAGTGAGCGATAAAGCCACTAGCTAAGTGAATAAACTTATAGCCCGTCCCGTTAAGCTTCTCTATATCGTCGCATGCTCTCACAATGTTATTGACAATTAAGCTTTTCTGTTTTTCTGTTATTGCTTCTATCATGATATCCCCTTGATTAGTTAACTACTGATAAATTAAATACTGGCTTTACGTGATCCACTACAAATCCTGTATTGTCCTTTTTTGCCTTACCTTTGGCATACAATGCGACAATGATATTACCTGCTTCAATATGGCGGATATCCGTATTATCACCAGATACGCAATTCAAACCTAAGAATTTTGCCGGTATTGTTTTTTCGCTTCGGAAAACGACGGCAATTCTCATTTTATTAGCTAGTGCAATTTGTACGTATTTTTGATATTTCAGTACTCCGCTATAGCTAAAAGTAAGATCATAATTTGCCGGTAATCCGGTGCGATTAGCTATTT